TCCTACGACTGGTAACTTCACTCTCACGATTGATAAGTATTACCAGAGTGGGTTCAAGATTCCTGAGAAGTTCCGCCATGACTCATTTTATGTGTCTGTCGCGGAATCTAATTTTGTTCAGAAGCTCACTCGTGCGCTGCTTGAACAGAAGGAATCGGATATTGCCAACTTGCAGGCTTCGCAGACTGCTTCCAACCCCAATACGATCAATGGAGTTGATCACCGTTGGGTAGGTAGTGGTACTGACGAAGCTATGACTCTTGCCGACATTCAGAAAGCGAAACTTTCTCTGGATAAAGCAAAAGTTATGCGTGGTGGCCGTAGGGCGTTTGTAGACCCATCGGTTACTTACGAATTGCAGACAATCAGTAATGTTATCCAGCAGGATGTTTACGGTGGTAACGCTCACCTTAGAGAAGGTATGAACGGAACTGCTTTTGTTGGTCGCTTTGCTGGTTTTGATCTTTTCGAGTCGTTATTCCTTGATAACGGGATTACCGAAACGATTACTGCAACTGCTCCTACTGCGGGTTCGGATACTGGTACTAGTGCCTATGCCAATATGTTTGTTGGTGAGGAAGCTTTTATCGGGGCTCTCCGTGCATTGCCTGATATGGATGCTTGGTACGACAATAACACTCGCTCGGACGTTTACCATGTGACAATGCGGTACGGCATTAAGTTGTACCGACCTGAGTCCTTGGTTATCGTCTTAACCGAATAGTAGGGGGGACATATTATGGCGCAAGTTAGAACTCCTGCTGGCTCTGGTGCCGGAACTGGTACTGGGTCCGAACAGACTGGTAGCTCGGCCACTACGTTGAACGCTCCGGAAGATCTGACTTTTGATGAGATTCCGGGTGTGGTTAACGGAATGGGCGACGGCCATGTTTGGTACGACATCATCGACGGTACTTTGTTCTCAGGGACCGTTGAACGTGCTTCGTCTGACTTTGTTTGGCAGTTTACCGCTGCTGACAATGGCCGCATCGAAGGCATTATGTATGCTAATGGTGCGACTGCTATGGACGGTACTAATGGGTGGGAATTGGCGTTTATCAATGACACCAATAGTGATGCCTCACTCGCGTATTTTGGTTTTGGTTCCGGTACGGAAGCTGCCAAAGGTACGGACAATGATGTAGCGGTTGCGGCTGGTGCAATCGTGTATGTCTCTAACAGTTTGACTGCCACAACGGCGCGGTTTAACCGTGGCGATTTGTGTGAAGTTACTGCTGATAGGGATGGCACTGCTGGTGTTGGCTCTTTCCGTCTGCTCGTATCTTACGAGTCTGAGGGATACACTGCTTAAACTAACTGGTTGGAGGGGGCTTCGGCTCCCTCCTCCCACTAGAGGATAAATAAATGGCTGTTGAACACTCAACTCTCACGACCACTGATTTGCATGAGCCGAAGGGTGTTGCTGCGGCTAATGCTGATGAAGTGTATATTGCTAATGGTGCTGCTTCTGGAGCATGGACTGCCCATGATAATTTTGTATATCTGACCTTACAGATTGACGATATTAGTACAGCGTCCAGTTCTTGGGTAGCGGCTCCTACCGCTGGCAATATTACTAAAATCTATACTATCATTAATGCTGTTATTGCAGGTGGAGATGCTACTATTACCGCAGAAATCAACACTGTAGCGGTTACTAATTCCAGCATCACAATCGCCTATTCGGGTAGTGCTGTTGGTGACGTAGATAGTTCTACTCCTTCTGCTGCTAGGACAGTAGCGGCAGGGGATAAGATTGAGATTATTACTAATGGTGGTTCTACAAATGCTTGTAAGGCTGTTGTGACTATCGTTATAACACCTACTTGAGGATAAGCCATGAAGCTCACACTTCTTGAATTAGTTCAAGATATGCTCGTTGCTACGGACTCAGAAAATGTGTCCACGGTAGGCGAGACAGAAGATGCTGGCATGTGCGTTAATATTGCCAACAGGGAGTTTGAGCGGCTTATTTCCAAATTTCGCTGGCGTCATACTCGTTCTTTCTCCAAACTAGAGGTAACTAGTAATAAGCATGAGATGACGCTTGCGACTAATGCTATAGCCCTTATTCCAGAGAGTGTCTATTACTCAGGAAATAGGGTGTTCTGGATGGATGAGGATAACTTTCTTGCGTTTACCATCGCAAGGAATACCACCGAAAGTAATATTGAAGAGATCAATAATATCAAAGTTTACAACGACAGAGACCCTCAATATTTTACCAGCTTCGATGACGAAACCCTGATCTTCGATGCTATACCTACTGCTTCTGGTCTTGTGAAGGCCAATACTGATTGTATCGTATACCTTCAACCAACTTCAAGATTAACTTCTGATGGGGAGATATTTGATCTTCCTCCTCAAGCATTTGCTGCATTAAATGCTCGTTGTATTGTGAAGGCAGTTAGAGAGATAAAAGGAGATACACAGGGAGCGCAAGCAGAGAAGCGGGATGCTGATAACGCTATTGCGGCTCTATCTCGTAATGCAAGATTAGTCGATATCTTTGATGATCGTAGAGAACACATTGTACCCCGACGTTCAATACGTAATACATTCAATAGGACAACAAGGATTGTATCGTAATGCAAAGTATAGACGTAACTAAGTTTACTAACTCTTCTGGATGGCATGTAGTTCATAATGCAGATAATATGGCTTATGAGATCAAGTCCTCAAATGGCAAGATTCGCCCTGGAACTTATACCCATAGACGTTTTGCTGATAAAGCTCTTTATGACTATTTAGATTTTATCCAAAATGCTGATTCTGCTAAGATAAAGAAAAAGAGGGCTAAGAAGGTTGAGACTAAATCTACTCCCGTTAAACGTAAACTTGAAAAGCCTAAAACCTTTCGTGAGTTAGATGCAGAAAGGAAGGCTGGAGCTATACAACAGGGTACTCCAGCTACTAAGGAAGAGATAGAAAAGTATGTCAACACGTAAGCTTCAACTACCTGTTGCTGGATTTACAGACGGGTTGAACACTGAAGCTTCTGTTCTAAACGTCTTACCTTCGGAATTTATGACTGGCACTACTAATGTAGTATTGCACCAGAATGGTTCCGTGCGTAGGCGTAAGGGCGTAGATTTTCTGGGAGCCTCTGATGCGGGGGGGTTCCTTCAGACTGTCCGTACTTCTTCTATTAGTTCCGAGTTAAAACAAGAGTCCCCTGCCATTAAGTTTGTGCGACTTACCGCGCCTAATGGGTCTATTGTCGAGAAGATCGTTGCTGATGTAAATAATGAATTCTGGGTATTTGATGTTACATCATTTGCCCTAACTAATATCAATTCTCCCACTCAAACTATTTCCCGCACTGTTGACGGGATTATGCATAGTTACCCAGAGCAGAAGTTTGTGAATATGCAGTTTGCTCAATCTGGTAATCGTCTATTTTTTGCTGGAAAGCATATCCATCCTGGTTATTTACAAGTATCTGCGGATAACGAAACATTAGAAGTGGTGTATATTAATATAATTATTCGTGATCCGGATGCTTCGGAAATTAATACGCAAAGAAAGAATGGAACGCCTTCTGTAGGATATGAATGTATAAAAGATCATACCTCTGCCGCAAGTAGTGAGCCTGGAGTGGGGGCTGATTGGGAGACATTTTGGTTTGCTAATGAGGGTTCGACTACAGCGGCAGCTTGGGCCAGTTCCACAGCATACACTACAACCTTTCTTAATCGCTATGATAAACGAGTATCTGTAGTAGGCACCGACACGTTCCCGACTACTGTGGACTTCTTTGCTGGTAGAGCTTGGTATGCTGGTGATCCTAAGTTTCCTAATAATGTCTATTTCTCTCAGGTGGTTGTAAATGACGGTGATTTGGAGAAATTCCACCAATTTGCTGATCCATTTGATGCTGATGATCCTGCTATTGTAGCCGATGATGGTGGTGTAATCGCTTTTCAGGGCGCAGGACTAGTACTAAGGCTTTTGACGTTAGGGACTTCGATATTCGTTTGCTCTAATACAGGTGTGTTCCAAGTCAGTGGCCCTAATGCTTCGTTCAAGGCTACCGATTTTACTACATTCTCTGTACTTAAGGATGGTATTGATGGGCCAGAGAATGTCATTGCAGTTGATGATGAATTTATTATTTATGGACAGGATACTATCTGGCGGTCCACTATCCAAAGTAGTCTTAATGTAACTACTGCTGGACAGGCTACGTTTAAGAGCCTTTCAGAGAATCGTGTGGAGACTTTATATACTTCCATACCTAGAGCAAGTAAAGCTGCTGCAAGAGCTCTCTATAATCCCTCTGAACGCCGTGCGTATTACTTCTATAATGCATCTAGCACTGACTTTGATAACTCATATAATAGTTTAGAGCAACCGGGATATTCAAAAGATGTTTTAGTCTTGGATACACGATTCCAAGATGATATTCTTCCCACTGAACAGCAACAAAAACTTCGCAGAACTGTTAAAGGTGCGTTCTTTTCTTATAGTTTTGATGACGGAGCTAATGGAGAAAAGCCTTATATAGCGTGTCCCTTTATTGCTCCTGATGTTCCTCCTGTAGATGAAGCTGTTGTGGCGGGTGGTGTAATCGTTATTGATGATGCTACTCCTGGGGTAGAGATTGTAGCATCGGGTGCTCCTGACCCGCAAGATGTTATTTTAGCAATGGCTTTACGTAGATCAGAAGTTGGCTCCAATGCTATTATTCAAGCAGCATTCGCTTCGATGAATACTACTACCCTTAGAGATTGGAACTCTTCGTCTTCTTATGCTATATCATATTCTAGTCCCATATTTAGCGGTGTGCAAACAGGTGGAGATGCACTTCATAATAAGAATCTGACTTATGTTCACCTAGTCTTTGAAAGAGTTGAGGGCGGGGTTCTTGATAATGATGGAAATGATTTAACACCAGGCGGATGTTTTATGTCTGTTTCTTGGGATTACGCTACTACTGAGGGCGCACCAGGGCATACTAACTTTGGACAACAAGTTACTGCTGGTAGCGGGGCTAATAGTGTTACTGCTAGCGGTGGAACTCTCGTATTTAAACGAGATCCCATGCGTGAGGTTTACGTTGCAGCACGATTTACTAATGATGAAGCGGGGGCTGGCTCTACTGATTATAGCCATGTTTATTATAAGCATCGTATAAGGGGGCGTGGTAAGGCGTTTCAAATGTTATTTCTAAACGATGGCGATAAAGATTATAACTTAATCGGATGGGCAGAGCAATTTCACGGGAAACCGGATTAAGGATAAGATAATGGACTTCTTTAAGTTAGCTATTACAGCTATCGCCTTTACGGTAGCCTCTGCTGGTATCCAAACTTATTTCGCGGGGCAAAGGCAAGAGGACTTTGAAAAGAAGGCAGATGAGGCTCGTCGGCTAGAGAGGGCTTTAGCTACTGCCCAGAATGAAGAGTCAGCTAGGGTGGCTAGAGTTAGAACCAGGCATGCTAAGGCGGAGAGGAACCAAAGACTAGCTTACTTGCAGGGTACCGCAGAGAGTGGCCGTCAGAAGATAGGTAATGTATCGTTGACCACGGGGCTTACCAGTGCGCTTAATTACCTTAGTACCACAGCTAGCCTTAAAGATCAGATTGGAGAAGCCCGTACAGAGTTAGCCAAGTTACAATCTGCTGGACCAGGTTTTGGCGAGAGCATTGCTACTGCTGGTCTTGGGTTGGCAAGTTCCTTATCAATGACTGGGGCAGTTGAGTCATGGGAAGCTGCCCCGGCTACTGGGCAAGGCGGTTCTCTTTATGAGATGAAGAAGATGGTTGGGCTTGGATAATGGTACAACGTAGACCAGAGGGTATGGGCGGAAAGGCGATTACTGACTATAGGAGTCCAGAGAGTGCTGGCATCACTTCTGCTATAGAGCAGATTGGGGGTTGGGGAAAGGCTCTTATTAAGAAGGATATTGAAGATGCTCGTGTGCGAGGCAGGGCCAAGCAGATGGTGCTATTAGGCGATAAATTAAAGGTTTCTCGTGCAAAGGGCGATGGCAATAATGCAAGGTTTGAGTTAATAAATACCCACATTAAACAATACCTTAAAGGTGGGGGCGAACCGGAAGTTGCTATCTGGCTTCGTAAGAATATGCAACACAAAGACCTTGAGCAGGTATTGGGTAGAGATGGTGTAGTTTATAATATAGATGACAAAGGTGTTATATGGGGGCAGAATAGCGAAAGAGTACCGCAACCCCAATCTGCTACCCCTGAGAAAGGTCTATTAGAGGATGCACACGAGTCTGAGCAAGCTAAGAATGCAGAGGTAAGAGTCCTTGCTAGGAAGTCAACAGCGGCTTTCGCAGCCTTTGGGTCTGGTTTAAAAAATGTAGATGAGTATGTAGTTGAGGGGGGTGAACT